CAAAATTAGCTTATAAAATTTGTTATTGGTAGAGATAAATAAAAATATAATTCCCAATGCTAACGGATAAGCAAGTGATGGAAACGTTCTCGGTTACAGCGTCACGACACTACCAAGAGTGTCAGCTTTTATATCAGTTAAGTGATTTGTTTTACAAATGTTCGCAACATGGTAAATCGTTATTCCTACTTGGAAGGACATTGGGAATTTTTTTAATTAAATAGAGATAAATTGAAAAGCCTTTCACTCATATTGTTATTTACACCTCTTGCCTTGTCGGAGTTTAAACCAAAAAAAGACGTTCTTTTTATAACCACACTCGACATTCCGACAAGGTTAAAGAGGCTTTGTAATATTCCCGGATCAGTTACATGGGAAGAAATACACAGCAAAGACAAGTACAGAAAATTATTAGCTAAGAAATTAAAAGAATACGGTTTAAGAGTAGAAAGAAAACATAAATAATTATATCTTTGAATATGAAATTATTTTTTTGCATAGGTGATTGATTTTTTTGGTTAACATGGGGCTTTTTGCCCCTTTTTTTATTATGAAAACAAGTAAATACAGGAACACAAAAATACACGCTTACGGGCTTAAATTCGATTCAAAAAAAGAATTTGAAAGGTATAATCAATTAAAGCTTTTAAAGAAAGCGGGCGAGATAAAAGACTTTAAATTTCAGGTCCAATACAAATATTATATTGGTGATAAATGGATATTTACATACAAGGCAGATTTTTTAATCTATAACAAAGACGGATCTGAAACGGTTGAAGATGTTAAGGCGTTTGATAAAAGAACAGGTAAATACCTTACAACACCATTATTCAATCTAAAGAAAAAGATAATTGAAGAATATTTTGGCTTTAAAATTAAGTTGATATGAGCATTATTGAAATTGGCGAAGGTTTCGAGAATTACGAAATTTTAGCGTAGTAAAGTTTTTTTAAATATTTTTACCCAAATGGAAACAAAACAATTCCCACTTTGGAAGAAAATCGTCGGTATTTGTACTGGCTTAGGAATCATCGCCACTGGTTTAGGTGGTTTTCTTAATATAAAAACTCATGTTGATAAGGCTGTTGAGGTTGAAATACACAAACATGCAGAACCTTTAATTAAAAGGAATATTAAAACAACGCTTGATTCTGTTATGTCTGTTAAAAAGTATTCATTCCGTGAGGCATTGGCCGAAAAGTTAAGAATAGAAAAGAAAGATGTTGTAGATACATTAACGCAATGGTATAAAAGCGAACAGAACATTAAAATAATAGGGTTGTTTTTGAAAGGGAATAGGTTATATTACAGGCATACAGACGGGGAAATTTACCAGCCTATTTATGACAATTCAAACCAAAAACACTTCTTTTACAACAAGCAAAACGTTGCACTTTGGTGTGAGTAAATATGATTTTAGACTTAGAAACTTCAAAAAGAATCAAAGATTTAGGCTTTAAAGGGCAAAGCTTTTATTATTACAATAAAGAAGGGCATTTAAAAGGCTATGGCTATAAATTAGGCTTTGACAGTAGCGTTTATGTTGATATGGAATGTATCGCGCCCCATGTTTTTGATGTGTTAAAATTCATTAGAGAGAAGTTTAAAATCAATATAATAGTTTACACCAGTTTAAACAAATGGTTCTTTATAGTTGAAAAAATCGGTCTAATTGATTATTTTAAACACCAATCAGATGTTTATTATGATGATTATAATGAGGCTCTTTTGGGGGCTATAAAAAATATAATTTATGCCAAAGAAAGCAAATAATAACAAAGAAGAAAATAAGAAAAACTTACTTAAAGCATTAGAAAAAACGCTTGGTAATATATCTCAAGCGTGTAAGATGACTGGACTAAGTAGAATGACTTACAACAACTATAAAAATGAAGATGAGGAATTTGCTAATGCTGTTAAAGAAATTAACGAGTCAGCTATCGACTTTGTAGAAAGTAAGCTTTTTGAAAATATAGAAATGAACAGGGAAACATCTATTATTTTCTTCTTAAAAACAAGAGGCAAACAAAGAGGGTATATCGAAACAAAAGAAACAGTTATTGAAAGTAAGAATATACCTATTATGCAGTTTGACCCTTTAGCAGACATTGAAGAAGATGAAACCGACGAAAGCACTGATTAAAATATCTAGGCTAAAAAAAAGAATTAAAGCTATAAGAGGCGGTCAAGGAGCAGGGAAAACCTTTTCAATTCTTATACTTATTATAAATTATGCCTCAAGCAACGAGGATAAAGAGATTTATATTGCCTCTAAGGAACTTACTAAAATGAGGCAAACGGTCATTAAAGACTTTGTTAAGATTCTTAAAATGTTTAACATCTATAACGACAAAGACTTTTTAGCTGGAACACATTACAGGTTTCCAAATGGTTCATTTATTAAATTCATAGGCTTAGATAAAGCCGACATCGGAAAGGGGTTGCGCTCTGATTTAGTTTATGTAAACGAGGCCAATAAGATAGATTTTGAAACATACAGGGAGTTAACATCAAGAGCAAAACAAATAATTATCGACTGGAATCCAAACGCTGAATATTGGGCAGATACGGAAGTTATACCAAGAAGCGATTGTGATTTTCTTAATCTAACTTTTAAAGATAATTGCTACCTATCTAAGGAAGAAAGAACCGAAATATTAAGCTATTACGAAAAGGGGTATGATGAAAATGGCAATGAAATTAACAGTTATTGGGCTAATAAATGGCGTGTTTATGGTCTTGGTGAAATTGGTATTATTGAGGGGGCTATCTATCAAAACTGGAAAATAGGCGAATTTGACGACAATCTGCCGTTTGGGTATTGCATGGATTTTGGGTACAAAGACCCTTTTACAGTTACTAAAATTGCATTTGATTTAAAAAATAACTTAACTTACCTGCAAGAGGTTATTTATCAAAGCTTTCTTTCTTCAAAAGAGATTGTAGAGATAATGGAATCGAGGGGAATTGATAAGAGCAAGCCAATTATTGCAGACAGTGCCGACCCTACAATGATTAAGTTAATTAAAAACGAGGGGTACAATATTTACCCTGCTGTAAAAGACAAGGTTATTAACGGAATAAGGCAACTGCAAAACTTTGAAATGATTGTTGAAAAGGATAGTTTTAACATTCAAAATGAGTTAAGGAACTATATTTGGCTCGATAAACATGGTGAAATTCCTATTGATGATTATAACCACGTATTAGACGCCGTAAGATATTACGAAAAATTTTATACCTTTAAGTACGCGTAAGTTTTTTATAAATGAATATTGTACAAGATTTAAAAAACGAGATAAATTCAACGACAAATACGTTTGTTTCGTTGTCTAACCCTACTAATTACAGCAGAGTTTCAAACGATGATATAGTAAAAAAGGGCTTTTTATCCAATGAAGATGTATTTTCAATCGTTTCAAGAATGGCGAGGCTTTGCGCCTCTTTGCCATTGGATATTTATAACGGTGATGAAGTAGTTGGAAAAGGCGATGAGTTTTATGACTTTTTTACTTCCGCATGGGGTAAAGCTGGGTATAAAGAGGGGCTTAACGCTGCGTTCATAAACCTTTTCTTGTTTGGTAATTCATATATTTATGAGGAAACAGAATCAATAGGTTTTTTACCTACTAACCAGTGGGTATTGCCTAGTCAAAAAGTAAGAACAGACGCGGGGTATATTGATTACTTTAAACAGCCCGAATATTATCAGTTTGACACTGGCGTGAGAACTAAGACGATTTACGCTGATGAAATGACTGTTATAAAGTACTATGACCCTACATATTTACACAATAGCACAGAAGGTTTAAGCCCTTTGCAAGCCACTTTTAACACTGTCTTAGCTGCTAATAATAGAACAGAAGCCGAAAAGTCTATGCTAGATAATAGAGGAATAAGCGGTTTTGTTTCTCCTAAAGCTGGTGCTGGTGCTTCTTTTGGCCTATCAACTAAGGCAATTGAATACGCAAGGCAAATATTTAATAAACTTACTGGTAAAGCAACAAACTTTAATAAGGTTGAAGTAATTGAGGACGCTGTTGAGTTTACTCAATTAGGACTAAGCGCAAGCGATTTAAAAATCATTGAAATGCGTTTGAACCATGTTAGAAGTATTTGCAACGCTTATGGTGTTCCAAGTTTACTTTTTAATGATTATCAAAGTAGAACACACGCAAATTATAAGGAGGCTAAGTCTGCTATGTATTTGGATTTTGTTATTCCTCAGTTTGAATTGTTTTATAATCAATATGAAAACTCTATTATTAAGCGTTTCAATGAATCAACTGGGGGTGAATATCGTATTGAAATAAGAAAGGATAAAATAGGGGCTATAAATCCAGACCCTAGCGAATTAAGAAAGGAAGCAATTACTCAATATCAAGTTGGGTTGATTAATAAGAAAGAAGCAAGGGAGTTAATCGGAAGAATGGGCGAAATGGAAGAAGATGAACAAACGGCAATGGATTTAATACTAAGAAGCCCAAGTTTAGCAGGCCAAGCATTTTCAATAATGAGTGAAGAAGAAAAAAGGGCGTTCTTAAAGCAATTAGGTTTTGAATTATGAAAAAGGAAAAGGTAAAAGAGATTAAAAGCAAATTAGAAGCTAAAAAAAAGCTAATTAAGGATTCTAAAATTGTAAAGAAATGAATAGAACTACAAAGCTAAACGAGTTACGCAGGGATAAAAACGACGTATTAAAGCTTAAAAAGTTGTCCGTTAAGAACGCAGATTCTTTTGAAACTAAGGTTGTTTTGTCAAAGGTTGACGCTGAAAAAGGCAAATTAAAAGAAGATACAGAAGATGTTATTTATCGCAAGATTATAGCAAATACATATTATTGGAAAGATTCGCATGATGATGTTCATGTTAAAGGAACGTTTACAAAATCAATAAAAGAAAATGTGCCGTTCTTTTTACACGACCATAAATTTGAAACAACTGCAAAGCTTGGTGAAGTTTTAGCGTCTTATGAAAAGGAGTTGTTTTGGCGTGATTTAGGGCTTCCGGTAGACGGGAAAACTATCTCACTCATTCACGATGTAGCTATTGAGAAAGAAAGAAACGCAGCATTGTTTAAGGACTATAAAGAAAACAGAATCAATCAACACAGTGTTGGTATGCAATACGTTAAAATTGATTTAGCTTTAGATGATGAGAGCGACAAAGAAGCGTATGCACTTTATCAAAAATATTTGCCTTTAATAGGTAATTCAAGCGAAGTTGAAAAACAGGGTTATTTCTTTGCTGTTTCAGAAGCTAAACTAAGAGAAACAAGTGCGGTTTTATTGGGTTCAAATCCAATCACTGGAATATTGGACAACAATAACAAATCTATAACAGAATTTGAAGCACAAATTAAAAGCATTGCTGAAAAAATTGAAAATAAAGAAATAGTTTATAATATTTGTAAGAGCATAATTGACACTTATAAAATTGAGCCGTTAGGTAACACTCAAGGAAGCGAGCCGTCAGATTTTGAATCCGAAAGGAAAAATTTATTGTTGAATTTATTAAAAAGTTAAAAAAATGTTTGTAGAAAAAACACAAGAAGAACTTGCTAAATTAAACTCTCAAGAGTTACAAGCATACTTCATTGAAAAGTACAACGCTGAGAAATCAGAGTTAAAAGAAAGATTAGCTGAATTAGAAAAAAATCAAGCTAATGAAGAGTTATCTCAAAGAGTTAAAGAACTTGAAAAAAAGAACATCGCTACTCTTGAGAAAGCTATCGAAGAACAAGGAAGAGTTATCAAAGGTTTAAGAGACGGTAGAATTTCTGGAGCTCAAGCACAAGGAATCGAAGGAGCTATCAAGCAAGCTTTTGAATTACACAAAGAGGACTTCTCTAAAACTAAATCTGGACGCCACGAGTTCAAGATGGTTTTAAAGGCTGCTGGTGATATGACTATCGGTGGTAATGTTTCTGGTAGTACTTTCCCACAGGCTCAAAGACTTGAAGGGATTAACAACATCGCTGAGAGAACTCCAAAGACTTATGACCTTATTCCTAAGTTAGTAACTGACAAAAACACTATCGAGTGGGTTTATGAAACTGCTCAAGATGGTACTATTGACGGAACTGCTGAAGGAGCCGCTAAAGACCAAATTGATAACGATTTTGTTGTAACTTCTGTTGCTTTAGTTAAGAGAGCAGCTTACATGAAGGTTTCAACTGAAATGTTAGATGACGCTTCTTTTATGGAAGGTTGGCTAAGAAACAAATTGTTAGTGAGATTATTCTTAGACGTTGATAACCAATGTTTAAACGGTAACGGTGCAGCTCCAAACTTAAACGGCGTATTAAATCAAGCTACTGCTTTCGCTGCTGGTACTTTTGCAACTTCTATTGATAATGCAAACCTAGTTGACGTTTTAGCTGTTGCTATTAACCAAATCAAGATTGCTAACCAATCAGTTGAAAATTTAGCTATTATCTTACACCCTAGTGATGTAACTGCTTTAAAAGTAACTAAACTTTCTGCAACTGATAAGCGTTATGTTGATAGACTTGTAATGGTTGGTTCAACTTTAATGTTGGACGGTGTGCCAATTATTGAAAACACTAACTTGACAGTTGATAACTTCCTTGTTGGTGATTTCTCTAAAGCTACAATCGTTCAAAAATCTGGTATTGAAATTGAAATCGGTTTAGATGGAAATGATTTCACTAAGAACATGAGAACAATTTTAGCTGAGTGGAGAGGTCAGTTGTTTATTCAAAATAACGACACAACTGCTTTCGTTAAGGGTGTAATTTCAACATCTAAGACAGCTTTAGAAACTCCATAAAATAAATAGTTATGAAAATTGAAGTAAAAATTAAGAAGGGTAAAGGGGATTTTTTTCCAAGTGATAATTTAACAGATGGTTCTATCGTTAAAGTTCCAAAGTCAACGGCCGACGAATTAATACGAGGGGATTATGTTGAATTGGTTGATAAAACAACTCCTAAGACAACTAAAAAAACAACTTCAAAAAAGGGGTAACTATAATAAAAGCGGGGGAGGTTTAGGCCTCCCTTTTTTTTATCAACTATCAAAAGGGTTTTAATATGCCCTTTTTTTTGTATTTTTAAATTATGGCAACGATTGACGAAATAAACGGAAAGTTTGCAGATGTTAAAGCGGGGGTTAATACTTCCGCACATGGTTATTATGAATTTGCTGTTGATAACACACAAGGTTATGTTTTAAATGATACCTTTTCGACGGCTTCTTACAACTGGAAAGTTAGCGGTTTAATTACTTGCGATAATGTTTCAGCAACATCAACGTATTATGTTATTAGATTAGAGGAGGTTTAAAACAAACAAAACAATAAAATATGATTAAGTTGAGATTAAATGATGAAAAAAGGGTTGTTTACGATTCTTTTTCCGACATAACCTTACAGCATTTAAGACGGGGTTATGAAATTTTTAGCTACCAAGATAAAGACATTAAAAACTTTTTCTTAAAGGAAGGCTCTGAGATAAAAGAATCAAAGCTTTTTGATTTTTATATTGATTGGTTAAGTATATTTTCAGACTTAACAAAGAATGAATTAAGGAACATTTCAGTTGAAAGCAACATTGATTTAAGCTTGCAAAATCTTTTTTCTTATACAAAAAAGTTTATCTATTCGCCCGAACACGTAATTGATTTAAAAGAGTTAACGCATAAAGGAAAGAAATACAGCATTATTGAAGATATTAAAACGATAAATGGTGCAAGGCTTTATTTTGGAAATTATAACTATAATCAGTTTAAATTGTCGGCTCAATTATCAAGTAGTATTGAAGGAGTTAAAAACGGCAACGCTATTGATTCTTTAGTTCAGTTGTTAGCTATTATTTATACGGACGGCGATAATTCAAATGCTGGGATTGATAAAAGAATTCTTGCTTTTAAGGACCTGAACGCTCTTTACGGTTGGTCTGGTTGGTTTTTTTTTGCACTGCTTACAACCAAATACAGAAATTATTTCCAATCATATTCAAACAACCAAGCGGAGGCAGTTCTAAAGATGAAAAAGGAGAACTTGAAAAGAAGTATTTGCAAACTTTTTACTGGGAAGTTCATGAGAACGATGTTGCAAAAGACGGAGTTTTCAATACTCAAGGATTAACACCAAAAGAATCTGTAAGCCAAGCAGCTTGTTTTGATGTTTTAAGATACATAAATTTAAAAATGGCTTATAATAGTTAAAAAAATGGGTTTAAAAACGGTAGTAGATAAAATGGAAGAAGTGGCCAATGCTTACAGTGAAATTGGTCAATTTCATTATGGTAAAGTTTGGGACGTTAACGGGCGAATAGATTGGGTTTACCCTTTATTATTGGTTGAATGTCAGCCCGATTTTACAGGAGGCAAAGCACAAGACAACCTTAAAACGCTTAAAAAACAATATACTTTCAAGGTGTTTTTGTATGATACTTACAACTTTGATGAGCAAGCAACTAAGGATTTAGTAACAAAGCAAGACGAAGTTGAAAAGGTTTTTGAAAACTATCTCGGTGAACTTTCTAGTAAGTTAATGACAATACATGGAACTTTTGCAAAACGTGATGTAACTGAGGGATTTCATGGTTGGCATAAAGAACATAACACAATGTTAGTTCAAGTTTATACAAAGGTAATTGTAACAACGCCTGTTGATTGTACTACTGGAACTTTTGTTTATGTATGAAACTAGATTAAACATATTAGGGGCGTTCTTAGTGGATAAATTCAGAAATGAACTTGAGGCACAAGGACACGTCGCAAAAGGTGAGTTGATTAATAGCCTGCGCTATGAAGTTAAGAATACTGGTGCGGGCTATGAAATCAATATTTATGGCCTTGATTATGCTAAATATGTCGAAATGGGCTTTGGTGCTGGTCATTGGGTTAACCCTTATGCGCTTGCTGAATGGGTAGAAACTAAAGGTATTGCAAGCGGTGAAAGAGAGATAAAAAACGCAGCGTTTGCTATACGTAACAAGATATTTAAAGAAGGTATGCCTACAAGGGGTTCATATCAATTTAGCAAAAACGGAAGGCGTAAAGAGTTTATTCAAGCCGTTATCAAGGCTGAAAGCGATTATATTGCAAAGGAAATTTTAGGTATCTTTAAAGAAGAAACCGCAATTAAATTGCTTAATGTAGTAAGACAAAACAGCGGTAAATTTTAATAATTATGTCGTCAACTTTAAACACATACGGGAAAGCAATCACAACGGATAAGAGAGTTTGGAAAGCTACAACAAACAATGTTAACGCCGTACAAATGAGAATGGCTTTGTTCACTGATACAAATTACAGCGCAACGGCAATAGCTGACGTTATGCATGAACCAGACATTGGTACAACTGATGAATTTAGTTTTAATTTATCGCCAATGATAAAGCCTGTTTTTGATTTTTCTTTTTTGGATTTAGCTGCTGCAACGCCTATAAGTTTACAAACTTATCCGGTTGCTTTTGCTTTTTTTGAGGTTGAAAGCGATGGGACACAGATTTTAAGTGCTGGCGATATTGATACAATCCACAACATTACGCCCGATATATTCGAGTTTAATGCGTTTAGTTTAACGACTTATGATTGTGGAGATACAGGATCTGCTTCAAGAAAGTTTTTAACAAGCGCACCAAGTCCAGTTGATTTAGGGGTTGGTGAATCTTTCTTTTTAACAGTTAGCCAATGGACACTAGATGTTTCTGATAACAGTAAACAAGAACTTGTTATTGAAAAATATGACAGTACAGGCTCTTTAACTGGTACGGTAACGCAAACACTACTAAGACAAACTATAACAATCAACACTGTTACAAGGTATTATGCTTTAAATTCAACGCATAGAATAGGGCTGACGGCCTCAGATAGCTATTTACTTTGCTATGTGCGTGATATTAGTGGCGGTACTGTTAGAAGCGAGATTTTTAGATTTAACCAAGTAAGCAGATGTGATAAGGTTTTACGCTTTCATTGGCTTAATGAGTTTGGCGGCCAAGATAGTTACACTTTTGAGGGGGCTATAAAGAAAGCAATAGGAAGCGAATCAGAAACATACACTAAAGTTAGGCCAGTAAACCCATTAACAAGCGACGCAGGGGAATTAACTTTTGCTAATATGTACAACTACGAATGGGAGGTTTACACAGCAAACGAAACTAAAACCAATATTGATTGGATAAGCAAAATGCTTAGAACGAACAAGGTTGCTGTTGAAATAGATGGGCTTTACTACCCTATTGTTTTAAATACAAAAGCATTGAATATTTACGACGAAATGGGAGTCGTAACTAATTTAGGGTTGAAGTTTAGGTTTGCAAATGAAAACATGGGTATTCAATAATGAGAGATTTAAAGCTTATAATATCTGAATTAAACGGCACCCATATAGGTGTTTTAGACTTAAAAGAAAGCAGTGATTTTGGTCTTAAATTAACGCGCTCAATAGCTAGTATTAAGGATATAAGCGCAAGAAAAACAACCTACTCACTGGATTTTAAGATTCCTAAAACTCCAAATAATAATGTATTGTTGTTTGGTATGAAGAACCTAAATAGTACCGATAAGACTATTTTAAGCAAAAAAAGAGTTAGAGTTTATTTAGAAGAAAATGAGATTGAAAGAGGATTTATAAAGTTTCATTTATCGGAGTTATTAGATACTTATACAGCGACTTTTTATGGTGGGAACGCTGATTGGGTTGATAAGATAACACCTTATTATTTAAGTGATTTAGATTGGTCGAACTTAAACGAACCAGCAGCAGGGCAGGAAACTTTTACGTTCGCAAGAATTGATACTATTAACGCAGGTGATTCAACAAACTATGATATAGTTTACCCGTTTATTGACAGAAACAATACGGGTGCAAACTCCGATCTTAGACCTATTTTTTATGTGCGTAAATTCTTTCAAAGAGCCTTTGAAAAAATAGGCTATACATTAACAAGTAATTTTTTAAACTCAACATTTTTAAAAGGTGATGGTGCAGATTATAAGGGTCTTGCTTTTGACCCTGCCTGTGTGTTTACGGCTGATGAAACAAATATTGAAAGCACCAGAGCAAATTATAGTACTAACAGAATTTTATCAACTGATAATGACCCTAGTTTGTGGACTGACGCCTATGTGCTAGGAAAGAGAAGCGCAGGTGTTACAACATTGAGCAAATTAGAAGGGTTTTTTAACGTTCTTATTCAAGATAACGGAACAACCTACAACACTTCAACGGGTGAATATACTGTTGCAGATACGGCTTATTACACATTTGATGTTGATAATAGTACACAAAAATATGGTTACTATCTATTTGGTTCATGGCATCTATATAATTTAGGTTTGGTTTCACCAGCAGTAAGACACCCTCCAAGTATTACTTTTTATTTAGTAGCTAATAACGTAAGTACAACCGTTATTGATGGAACTATTTTACATAAGATAGACTTCAACCCTTTACAATCAAATGCCAACAGATTAAAAGGATATGCGACGGCTGGTGATGTTTTAACTTTATGGTTTGAAATTGATGATGACGCAAGCGGATTTATTGACGCAAGTTTAAACTCTCCATCTTTAACAAACTGGAAATATTCATTAGGTCACGCGGCTTCAATAAACGTTTTCAAAGCGGGTAAGATTAACTTAGGCGACCAATATGCAATAAACGGAACAATACCAGCTAAAATAAAAGTTATTGATTTAATAAAGGATTTTAAGACGCTGTTCAATCTTTATTTTGAACCCGATTTTAAAAACAACACAATAACTATTGAGCCTCGTGATGATTATTATCAAAATATTGGTAATGCTGAAAACATAACAAGTTTGATTGATTATGACAGCCCAATAACTATTGATTATAAACTGCCATATAAAAGGAATTTAATTTTTTCTTATAAAGCAGATTCAAACGATGGCTACTTAAAAGAATGGGAAAAGCTAAACAGAAGAACATACGCACAATATACCCATCAATTAGGTGATAGGTTTGACGAGGGCGACACAAACATCTCAACAAGTTTAATCTCTCCAACTATTCAAAGGTTTGAGGTTAACTCTAATATTGTAAGTTCCATTATTAGAAAGCATTATGAAGATAATGAGAACATCGGAAAAGGAATCAATACGAATTTCAATGTAAGGCTTTTCCAGGTTATAAGAAACCAACAATTTGATGAACAAGGGCTTCCAAGACGTACAAACTCGCCTTTGGTTGTTACTTGTGCATTGATGGAAGAATACGGAAATGTCGCAACGATAGACAATAAACAGTTGACTTTTAACGGTGCAAATGGTTTAGTTTCTCAATTTTGGGCTAAGACAATAGCAAATTTGGAGGACGCTGCTATTCTTTCGCTAAAAATGAAAATTGATTATTACAAATTTCAAAGCATTGATTTTAGCAAACCAGTTTTTATTGAACACCCTGCGGACATTCGAGGTTATTACGTTTATGAAAGTATAGATAATTTTGATATTTTAAAAGATGAAGTTAGAAGCGTTAAACTTTTGAGATTCAAAAACTATCAGCCAATAACTATTGATACAAGTCAAAAAACTAACATTAACGAAAACACAACTAACAATCAAGGCGATACACCAAGCCCAATTTTTTACGTATTTGATGAATTAACAAATCCAAGTTATGAGATTGTTTACGGCGTAGATGGGAACGGAAATTTAGTGCCTTATTATTATATTTAAGACATGGCGGAAGAATTAATTTATAAAGTTAGACTTGACGGAACTCAAGAGCAGTTGCAAAATTTAGCGTTATTACAAGACGCGATTAACCAACTTAGCCAACAAAAGAAGAAGTTAAACGCTGAGGAAAAGGCTTTAAACGAAGAAATAAAAAAGGGTAATTTAACAGCAGCCGAAGCTGAACAAAAACAAATTGCTTTAGCTCAAAAACAAGTACAACTTAGCTTAACAACTAAGCAAACAAAAGACGAGTTTAGACAGGCGGAAAAAGCCCTTATGGACAACACTAAAGCTGTTCAAACTAACGAGGGAAGCATTGAGCAACTAAGGGTTGAATTAAGGCAATCTCAACAGGCATACATTAAGTTAAGTAAGGCCGAAAGGGAAAATGAAAAGATAGGTGGTGTTTTACAAAAGAGAATCGCGGCGCAAGACCAAGAACTTAAAAAGCTTGAGAAGGACATAGGTATTACAAGCCGAAGCGTTGGGGATTATGGCCAAGCTGTTCAAGGTGTTTTGCCTATGATGGGTAACTTCGGAAGCCAAGCACAAATGATTCTTATGCAGTTGGGAGGCATGAAAAAGGCCTTAATGACTATGGCTGGCGGAATGAAAGCAAGTGC